ATATGATCTACCGTAGTGGCATCCTGCCCACAATACACACACGTATAACCGTCCCTAGCTAGGACTACTAGCCTTTGCTTCTTGTACTTATTACTGAGTCTAGGGTCGTGCTTACCGTGCACCATTAGTAATGGCCTTTGCGATTATGGTAGTCGAGTGCTTTGCATGGTGTGTTATGTCGCTTGCTTATGTACTTAAGGCCTAGATCTATTTGCTTAAAGGGATCTAACTCTTTCATCTTAAGTAGTTGAGGTATCCCATACGCTGAGCTCTTAGGGTTATCTGCTCGAGGATCCCATCTACTCTCTTTATTCCATAAGATCTCTAGGCATCTATATTGTTTGGCATTTAATAGCTTTATATGTGCGTATAGTTTGTAGTTTTCTTTATCTCTATGTGTGTTAATTGCTTGAGATGCAGGCATATTGCTAAAGAGCAATAGCCCGGCCAATAGCACCAAACTACGCCTGCGAGCTATCCGCGGTAGCGGCTCGCCTGCGAGTATGGAGCGTACTCCTGTAGTCAAATAGGTTGCAACATTGAGCGTGTGTTTCAGCGTGTCCCACACCTTTTTAACATATGTGGATAAACCCTGTGGATAACTGTTAAGCATCTTTACCCCATCCCTTACCCTTAAAGCTAATACCGGGCGCGTGATATACCTGCCTCATATGAGTACCGCAACACATAGGCGCAGCGTTTGAGGTTATAGGTTGCTCAAGCTCATAACGGATATTGCACATAATGCACTCATACTCATACATCGGCATCGCGTAAGTCCTCCATTAGCACTATGCCCATTACGCCGCATTTAACGCATTGGAGCGACTTAACGTACGGTGGCAGGTTATCGGTTACGACTCGCTCTATATGATCGGTCATCTTGGCACATAGCCGGCATTTTGTTTTATACGTCGCCATAATTAGACCTCTTTAGATATTGCATCTCAAATAGATTAGCTCGAGGTACCCAATAGTTATCCTGATACGTGTGTTTGTATCGAGGTTGCTTAGCCATATGCACGGGCATCCAACCTAACAAATGATAAACCGGGCTAAACCCTGTAACCAATATAGCTACATCGTTAGGCCTGCCCGGTCCTCTATTTTGTAAGATTAAATGCCCGTTAGTGTGTTTGGTCCATTTGACCTCGATATTCTCGCCGACATCTGCCGTATCGTGAGCGTTATCTATTGCAGGCACAAAGCCATAATCGCCAAAATAGCTAGCGACCGCTATCTCTGCGCCTGCCGACTCGACCTCTTGTAATACAAGCTCATGCCAATTTACATACTTTTGGCCGAAATTACTTGCATCTGTTGGCTCAGCGTTACGTATGATTGTGCGCTCTAGCCCTACTCGATGAGCTGAAATTTCTTGCGATCTATCGAGTACGACTCTAGCTACGCTCGGCATTGTGCACATAACCATAAAACTACCTCACCGCTTACATCACGTACATCAAAGCCGCCGAGTGCGGTATGCCACTTAGAGCACTCGTCGCATTGTTTGGCAGCTACTACCGTAATCTCGCCGTTATCGTGGATAGTCGTAGCTAATCCGTCTTTAATAAAGGTTAGCTCGCTCATACTTGAGGCTTCCATTTTCCGTCGGATCCGAGCACGTGCCAATACGGGTTACATTGATTAGCTCTAACTCGCTCGGTGCACTTATACGCGGCCCACGGTTTACCCGTTGCCTTAGCCGTACCCTCAGCCCACACCATCGTACCGTGCGTACATCGAGGGGCCTCAGCTACTAACTCACCGCCGAGGCTTTTACCGATCTCTAAGATGCTACTAGCCATTGTGGCCATATCCTCGATTGAGGCTTTTGTACTCCACGGGTCCGAGTCTGCCGGTAGTGTCTCGACCTTTTCCATATCCTGCGCGGTAGGCCGTGAGTTATGCTCAAGGCTTGGCGTTAATAAGCCTATGCAGCGGCCGTAAGCTGACGTAATTGTGTCCTCGATAAACCATTTTTTCATATTGTTTGGATAAGTCGAGACGTTACCAAAAGCGTAATCGACGGCGCTAGGTAGATGATCCTCATACTCCCGGTACGCCTCAGCTTTAACGAGGATCGTGCCTTTAATAATATCTAGATCCTCGATGTAAGCGACTAATCTGCCGGATGGGAATTCTAATCTAAAGCGCTTAATACGCGCGTTTACGTCCTCGTAGTTATCTAAAAACCCCATTAGATTAGCTCCTTATCTTTCAGAGCTTGAGCGATAGCGCGGCCACGTACAAAGCCCTCACCGTGCCCTTGTCGGTGTCCTATCGAGTAACCAATTACCATAAACATAAAGCCCATACCGCAGGCTGCCAAACCGATCAATATATCTAAACTATTCATTACTTAGCCCTTTGTTAAGGCCGATCAAGCTACTAACCGAGTAGCCCTCTCAGCGTTTGTAGTATCAGTATGAGGGCTTTTTGTCCGAATTAAAAGCGTATAGCCTTTTGGCGTGTCGCTACTTAGCTAGTCGATCCTCTAACAAAATCTCGTAGATACGGTCCACGCGCTGCTCGATGCGCTCAACGCGCCCGGCTAAGTTATGGCCGCCGTTGCCGTCCGGCTTTAACTCGGCTAGATAATACTTAACCAAATGGCGGACGAGCCCAGCTCCTAGCCCCAAAATAGTAAAACTCCCGAGAGCTATACCAACTACGAGCTGAGCTCTTTCCATTACTTAGCGCCTACGCCTAATTGCTTCTCCGACGGTTGCAGCGCTTTTAGTAGTGGCCCGATTAGCCCTGCGATAAACGCGTTAGCCAATACTTTATAGTCTGTAATTCCGGACATATACAAAGCCGCTACGGATGCGAGGGATGCTCGCCCGTATGATTTTGCCGCCGCTATTGCTTGCTCTTTCATTTGTTGCTCCTAAACGCCCTTTAGGGTTTGTATTACTCTAAACCTAAACTAGCGATTAAGGCTTTAGCCTTGCTTGCCGATATCTCTACCTCAAAGTGCATATCGTCCGGCCTGCTCTTAAAGTCGCCGCCCCATTTAAGGCCGTATTTTTTAGCTAGAGCTCTAAGCATCGGTATCTTTTCAGCCGGGAAAGTGCCGGCCTTGCCGAGTGGATGCTTTGTAGCGTTTAGATCAATAGCCGTCCCGGATGAGTGACACGATAATTTTGTAGGGTTGCCGCGCACCATACGGTAAGCGTAGCCCCAATCGTCAAACGTGCCCTCATCGATCGGCTCGATTAGCTCGTGAAACTCCGCAGCAAAGGCGGCCAAGAGAGGCCCAACACTCTCGGCGCACCTTAGCTTACGATCCGTACCCTTTACAGGGTAGGACTTTATTTTAATTGCTTCCGGATCTTTAGATGCCGGGTAGCCGTTATATGAGGTTTCCATTTTTTGCAGCTTCTAGTTGAGCATCGTAAGTTGATTTAAGCATTGAGGTAAATTGCTCATTACCGTGATCAATAATTATGTGAGTGACGCTTTCGCCATTAGGTGTTTCAACGATAAGTTCTTTTATGTTTTCCATTTTATAACTCCGCGCTAAAGCCGACATAGGCTGATGTGCTGTTATTTGCTAACAATGAATAAGGTCGGTACTGAGTCAAACCTGATGCGACTCCAATAGTTAATCTCAACCTTTGCAAATTAACTTCACCGAGTGCTGCGCTGGTGACAGTTGTATTTGTTCCTGATCCATCCCAAAGAATTAAAGTTGAGTATTCTAAACTCGTTGCAGCAATTCGCATAGTAACTGGCATAGATATTTCAATTCTTGCCGATGTTGTGCTTACTGCAAAACCAAGCCCAAAATCTGAAAACGACTCCACTGCTGATTGTCGGTAGTAGTAACGCTGACACGCCGCTAACTCCGCTTGGTAAGTGGATGTATTAGGACTATACGCACTTGCTGATCCTGCAATCTCAAGCTGCACTCCTGTAATCTCATAGTAATCATTAGCGCCGGCGGTGCCACTTGGTTGATAATACGTTCTAATCGCTAATTGTGTATAAGTACTTGCCACGGCTACGCTAACAGAAAAACGTTGCCACGTGCTTGTGAGTGTTACCTGTTGGCTAATTATATTGGTTTGACCGGTAAAACCTGCCGTTAAAGATTGATCCGTACCAGTACCTGCAATTAGTTGTACGTAAAGATCATCTCCGGGAAAAGAATAATTAGCACCCTTGCGAGCATAAAATGAAAGAGTAACCGTTTTACCCGCGTAAGGGATTGAGTTTACTGTCTCGAAAGTTTGATCAAATGCGACCGGTGTAGTACTTGATGATGATGCAACTCGACCGACGCGAGCGCAATATTGAATAAAAGGTAAATTAGTCGTATCTCCCGTTACTTGACGGCTTACTCGCTGCGCCGCATTGTCATACATCTGCCAGCGATCGGCGCTATAAGGATATGTACCAGCCGATCCGCTAAATGATGTACCACGTTGCCAAACACTAAAATTAGAGTTTAGTACTCCATTTTTACCTGCCACGTTTGTAGATCCGCCGGATGCCGTAGCCCACGCGAGGCCCGTAGCTGCCGTTGAGTCTGCCGTTAATACTTGGCCATTAGTACCGACCGCTAAACGTGCCGGCGTATCGTTAGCCGTAGCTGCAATTAAATCGCCTTTAGCATCGACGATAGTATTTTGGATAGCGTTAGCATCATCTGACGTAACCCACGTAAAGTCCATGTCCGTGCCGGATGTCTTGCTTAATACTTGTCCTGTAGTGCCGCCCTTAAGATCGACTAAAGAGGCATCGATAGAGTCGCCTAAGGCTTCGATAGCCGTCGCTCCATCTTTTACTAAGTCGGTCGATGTAGGTACCGGCCAATTAAAATTAGGCGTTACTGTTGCCATTATGTCAAACCTCCAAAAGCATTTTCCCAGATGAGTGTAGCGTTTACACCCGTCCAAAC